GGAATAGAATGGAGGGACGCTGATTAGCTTGTCGAATCTGAATGATGATCAGATGGCACACGCTAAGTCAGGGCAATGGTGGGAGCACGAAGGACAACGTGCTCTAGCCAACAATTCTGTAGCCTACAAGTGTAAGCCAGAGATGGGCACGTTCATGCGTGAGTGGCTTGCCTTGTACGACTCTAAGTCAGGAGAGCGTGGTATCTTCAACCGTGAAGCAGCGATTAAACAAGCAGCGAAAAATGGCCGTAGAAAGCTGCATGACAAGCCCCTACTTGATGATTCGGACTCACACTACACCATGCATCCACGTAGGATTATATCAAGTTACATTGAGTTTGGAACTAATCCTTGTAGTGAAATAATACTGCGTCCACATCAGTTCTGTAACCTGTCAGAAGTGGTAGTGCGTGAACACGATACACTCAAGACCCTAGAGCGTAAGGTGCGTCTGGCTACCATCTTGGGGACGATACAGTCCACTCTCACTGACTTCAAATATTTGAGGAAGGTATGGAAAGACAACACAGAGGAAGAAAGATTATTGGGCGTGTCCTTAACTGGTATTATGGATCACTCCGTTTTATCGAAGAACGTAGACTCAAAAATCTGGCTAGAAAAAATGCGCGACACAGCTATAGAAACGAATCGACAGTATGCCCAGACTCTAGGAATCCCACAAAGCAGTGCCATTACCTGTGTCAAGCCGTCGGGCACTGTGTCTCAGCTAGTGGACGCAGCAAGCGGTATACACGCTAGACACAGCGAATACTACATACGTACTGTGCGTGGAGATTCAAAAGATCCGCTCACACAGTTTCTTGTAGACTCTGGTGTGCCAGCAGAACGTGACGTGATGAAGCCAGAATCAGTGACGGTGTTCTCGTTCCCTATGAAGTCACCAGAGGGTGCTGTTATGCGTACGGATACAACTGCTATAGAGCAGCTTGAACTGTGGAAGACATACGCTATACACTGGTGTGAACACAAGCCATCCATCACTGTCACTGTCAAGGAGGACGAGTGGATGGACGTGGGTGCGTGGGTGTACGAGAACTTCGACGTGGCATCTGGTGTGTCGTTCTTGCCGTTCTCTGATCACACGTATCAACAGGCACCGTACCAAGATATAGAACCTGATGACTACATCGAATGGAAGGATCGTATGACATACGTAAATCTAGACTGGTCACGGCTCACTGACTTCGAACGAGAAGACAACACCACTGGATCGCGTGAATTAGCCTGTACAGCGGGTGTGTGTGAAGTTGTAGACCTGAGTGCGGCGTGATATGTTAAGGCTTGTGTATGACGCTTGGAGCGCGGTTATGGACAACAGGTATAATCCCTTGAGTAATATACCTGACCTAAACACACGTCATCTCATTATGCAGATACTTGCGTGGATGTGGTGCATCATATTTTCTATGTCAGTGGGATCTGTTGTAGTTTTCGGTGTGAGTGCTATACTACATGTGCTGCTCATATCTGGTATCGCAATCACTGTGGGCACATTCGAAACTGCAAGACGTAAACCTGAATACTTTGGGCCATTGGGAAGGAGTAACAATGGAGAACACGAGTAACATCATCACCGTCAATGATGTCGAATACAAAGTTGACGACTTGGACAACACACAAAAATACCTGTTGATGCAAATACGTGAGGTAACAGATAACATAAACACTTTGAATATGAGAGTGGCGCAGTCTCAGGCTGCCCTAACTATGTTCAAGGGCACTCTTGCAAAGTCTTTGGAAGAACCTAGTGATACAAGTAACGATAACACCTGAAATAATCAGTCGCGCAAAAAAGAAAGCTGCCCAAGTAGGTAATCTACAGGGCAGCATAACAGGCAGTAAAAGTCATGTTGTAGGCGCGATTGGCGAGGTGATCGTAGCGGACCTCACAGGGGCTACAGAGTCTAGCACGTACGACTATGATATAGTTAGGGACGGGGAGCGTATCGATGTGAAGACGAAACGCTGCAACACACGTCCCTATCCACACTACGAATGCTCAGTGGCTGCACATGGGGCCACGCAAGAATGCGACAACTATGTGTTTGTACGCATCTTGGGAGACATGTCGGTAGCGTGGATATTAGGTGAAATATCTAAATCAGATTTTTATGCGAAGGCAACGAAATATAAGCGGGGCGATATAGATCCCGCAAACAGCTTTGAGTTTAGGGCTGACTGCTACAACCTTCCGATAAGTGAGTTATCTGATGTCAAAAAAAGCATTTCTATTTAAGTTCGAAGCGAACTTGTTGCAGGACGGAAAGGTAGAACTTTTGTCCGACTGCATAAATCCGGAGGAATTAGAAAAGGTAATAAACAAAGGACTGCCTGAATATGACGGTGCACACTCTATCGCATCCCTTGTTCGTTACCTGAGTTCTATGTCTAAGGAGATTATGGAGAAGTCGGGCAGGTACGTCTAGCTTTTGCCTTTGCCATCTGCAGCGTAGAACGGAACCATATCACCTTCTTTGTTCTTTACCATCTTCAGCTTGGCTTCACCGCCGCCAGCCATTTTCATCATCGGCTGTTGCATGGCTTGATTTTGCATCATGTTCTGTTGTTTTTGTGTGGTCGTCATCATGCCGCCCCCGTAAGCTTTCTTGCGGGGTTTCTTTTTCATTGCCATGCCGCCATTCATCATGGGTTTGTTCTTTGCCATGCCACCGTACATCATACGTTTGCGTGGGCCGTTGTTATAGGTTTTCATCTGCCTCTCCTGTTACTGTATCGCTGAAAACATTCCGGTTGTTACACCAGCTTCTTCTAGTTGCTCACGTGATCTTCTCATTTCTGGGAATCCACGACGGAATCCACTACCCAGCTTTTGATCTTTGTAGTACCCTTTGCTACCATACACTTCTATTCTGTTGCCGTCGTTATCCACCACAACTTCTGGCTGCTCTCCTCCGTACAGAGCGTTATCTTTTCCCATAGCCTGTATCAGTAAAGCTTCAAACCGGGTGTTCCGTTTCGGATCTAGGGGGCGTCCTGTTCGTACCATTTCAAGAAACAGCACCCCTAGCTCTGGATCAGATATCACGGACTTAATGAACGAAAACTTTCCAAACCTAATCTGCTGCAGGACAGCCTCTGTGCCCACATACTGAGGACGAACAACGCCTCTGTTGATAGCGTAGAATCTACTGATGTAACTCTCGACAGACATAGCACGTGGTATGCCCCTTATGTTCACCTTCTTTGCCAGCGGATCGTCTTTGAGTTCGGACAAAAATCCTACAACGGCACGAGCGTTGTCGTAGTGACTGATTCCCGTTTCTGCTGTATCGAAGTCAAGAAACTCTTTTAAAAACTTTTCTTGGGCGGGGTCACCTATGCCTAAGTATCTAGCCAACGAATCCGTGTCGTGAATTGTAACTGATCCTGCTTGTCCATCTGCCTTCATCATAGTCTGTGGAGTTTCAATAAACGAAGAAAGAACCATGTCACGAATGTAAGCTTCGCGTAGAACACTTTTAATTTGTTTTTCATCGTACTGTGGATTGTCTTTAGCGATAGCTGCAACCATGCGCTTAAAGCCTTCTTGTCCTCCCGAAGCTATGTACGCACCAATATCGTTTATGCCTGTTGCTCCCCCCGGAGCGTTCGCAGGAAGAAGTTTTTGAAGATATGATATAGAACTGTCTATAACTGCTTTGTGTTCTTCTGCAGGAATCAAAGCTGCCTCTGTAGCACGTTTAATCTTCATGTTTGCTTCAGCCATTTTCTCTGCTTTTAAGTCGTCACTCAGGCTGCCGAATCCTACATAGTCATCTACGATATCAGAAATTGTAAACATTTTTGTTTGCTTACCCTTAGAGTTGGTAAAGACAAATTTGTTTTCTATGTTACGTAGTCCTGTCATCATGCTGGCATCAAGAGTACCATTTTTTGCAGCCTCTACTATGTGTTCAGCTATGGCTGCTTGGAATATTGTAGAGAAAGCTTGTGCTTCAGGATCGTTGCTTGTAAACGAATATGTAGTGATCGGCTCTCTGCCCCTACCACGAGACGTTACTTTGCGTGTTCCCAACGCTTCTGCGAAGGACTCCAAGTACGTATCTAGTTCGTTGTCACTCATCTTTAAAAGTGAGTCAACCTTTATCCACTCACGAGGATTTACTGCAAAGTCAACACCGAACGGACTAGCAGACGTAATCTCTCCTGACTGCTGTCTATTCCACGCCATTAGTTTGGGAACCAGCTTGCCTTGTTCGTTTGTGTCGTACCACACGTTTTTGTAGCGGGTCCATCCTGCTTTTGCCCTTCGTAGCAAATCAGTAACAAGAACTTGTTGACCGTCATAGTTTATTTCCATGCGACCAATGGGCCTTGCTTCTCCATTGTCCATAATAACCATCTGATCGAACTTGTCAGATACGCTTCGCTGCACAAGCTTGAGCCTACCCTTCACCGCTTCTCCTGCTGCGTTATACGCCATAGAAGATAGGCTTCTGTCGAATCGAAGAAGTTGAGACATATTCATTGTCATCAGTCCCGCACCCTTGTTACGAACGAGCCACTCTGATACCTCTGCCTGTAAAGCGTCACCAGAAGCGTGTTTGAAAACGTAGTCTGATGTTTCTTGTATGGTTTCCCGAAGATTAGAAAGGACTTTTGACTTGGATATCTTTTGACTAGCAGCAACAGAGTTGAAGTACGGATCAGTAAGTTCGTTCATAACACCGCGAAGGTTTAGGCTGTCAGACGCTTTGTAGCCCGTCTTAGCTATTTTATCTAGTCCCGGCAAGTCCGCGCTTTCTTCTAATAAAGCAAAGAAAACATCAGACATGTCAACTTGGGGTGTGCCAGATAAAGTTTTGCCATCTACGTCTAGATATATTCCGTTGTTAGCAGCGTTATCCATAGCCACAAACGGTGCGCTGGCTTTACTCTTCTCCACACCGTGACGACTTAAAAGTTGAAATGCAAGCAAGTGTCCTGTTGATTCCATGTCAGCAGGTTCGAACTGCATGTCTATAGCTGTGCCTGTATCTAAACTGGTTGTGGTTATTTTTAGTGGTTCGTCTCTTGCTTTTCCTAATACATCTGCAGCTTGTGCTCTAGTCACTAACGCTTGACCTAAACGCTGTGCTGCTGCTGTAGTAACAGTTGCTTGTTCAACACGTAAAGATTTAGCCGTGACAGCGAACTGTCCGGGGTTTTGTGCTTCGTCAAGCAGCTTCATTTCTACAAAATCGTTCCAAGTCTTTTCGAAGTCTTTATCTGGTTTTGCTGCAGGGAAGCTACCCTCTCTTTGTCTGGCAAGGTTGTTAAAGTATTTTACATCGTTTGCTTTAAGAAGCTTTATTTCTGTTTCAAATTTTCTTGCTTCTTTTTCGAACACGCCTAGAGTGGTTGCAATCATCTTGTAGAAGTCGCTGTTAGGGTCGAGGTTTTGTGTGTTCATCAAACGCTCACGCAGGGCGGCTGTCAGTTCTTTTTGTCTGTTCAAATTGTTTTGTAACATTTCCTGTGTAGCACTGTTAGTGAGTTTTGCTACTTTTACACTGGCGTCTTTTGTTAGTTGTTCAAAATACTTCAAGGCAGACAAGTCTAGTATGTCGGCAATAGACAAAGAAACAATATCAGGATTAACGCCCATAGCTATCATCTGATCTTCGTACTTAGCCATAACACCAGCTTTGCCTAGCAGTCCTTGTTGGAAAGTAGCACTGCCTCCTTGCATCAAGTTTTCTACTAGGTAGTTTAATTTTTTTCTAGGGTTACCCTTGAGAGCGGATGTAAATGACAAAAATCTTTTTGCACTTCCCTGTGATGCGGATACCACCATACCTGTAAGAAGACCAATAAATTCCCCCAACTCAGGGTCAACGTCATATGCTTCCGGTGCATAATGTCCGAACGTAGCTGATCCAGTAATCAAGTACCAGTCTTGGATGTTTGAGTCGCGAATAAATTTTGGTACACTAGACTTCACTCGCAAGTGAGTGAGGCGATTTGTTTGCAAGTTGATGTTTTCTTCTATAGCCTCTAGCCTTAACTTTGTTTGGTCGGACATAACTCCGCCCTTCTTTTTTACGTTAGCTAGTAGAGACTCCCTTCTATCAATAGCTATTTCTAAGGCAGACGTAGCCTCCACAACCTCAGTTCTATAGTCTGCTGGCATAAAGCGAGCATCTTCAACTTGAAAGTATGTTGCCAATCTTCGATTGATTGCACCCTTGCTTCTATACCATTTGCTTGTATTTTCTTTCCACCTGTCTAGTAGTGTTTCATACGCCATGTCTTCGCCGTCGTCTGTTTTTTGTTTTGCTTCAAGAAGATTTTCAGACCACTTTTTAAACGCTTTGTATTCACTTACAGACTTAAATTCTTTTGCTATGTTCGCAATTTTGCTTCCGCCACGTATTTCAGCAAACATCTGCACTCCACGAGGAAGAAGCCCCGTGTAACGAGAGGCCATGATTCGTGCTTCATCTAGGCTTATGTTAGCACCTTTTTGTATGTAGTATCTTTGTAGCATAGAAGGGAAGTCGTCGTATAACTTCATCATAATTTCTTCACGACGTTCGTAGTCTACGGGGAATCCTAATGCTGCTAACGGTCTAGGGTCATCAGTTTCCATGAGATTGTTATGAACTCCTACGAACTTTATAGCTGTATCCATCAGATCAGCCATTTCACCAAATCCCCACAGTCCCATCTCAAAGAAGGGACGCACAAGGTTGTCAGACACATTACCCACAAGATTACGTAAGTCACCCATAGCAGGAGCAGTAAGTTGTGAGTTTATCAAGATAGCACGAGTACGTTCATCTGTTACACCCCGCTCAATCAAGACTTCATTCAAGTATCGGGCGTACATAGGACCACTCAAGTCGCTGTCAAACAAGTTGTAAGACAAAACACTATTTGCAGCCATCGATCTTCTGATTTCAGCGGACGTTCCTAATTTTGATTCGGCTATGTCGGGCAGTTTTAATTGCTTTGACAGAGCAGTTGACCACGGGAACTTTTTCTTTTTTCCGTCTGGTCGTGTGTACGCTACCGCACCTATTTGATCAGCGTAATCAATCAAATCGTCGTACGTTTCAAATCTGTTCTTGTCAATTTTGTACGCTCTTCCGTTTTTGTCGTGGAAAAATGTGTACGACATCAACGCCTTTTGTGCGTCAGGATTGTTTTCGTAGTCAACGATGTCTCTCAAAGACAAGTCCGGTGTTACTAGCTTAGGATCGTAATCCAAAAACGGAATGTATCTTTTCTCAGTTGTAAAGCCCACACCAAGAGCGTCGAACATTTCGAACTGCATCAGTGGTTCCATTTCCACTTCAGGCGTTGTTCTTTTACCAATCGGGATGCCAAGAAATGTTTGTTGTTCAGCAAACGGCTCAAATGCGGGTTGCATTCCCAAACCCTCAACTTCGCCCGTTACTGGTTTTGTATATAGTTGGGGAAATGCAGCTTGTACGTCTTGCCCTGTAAGATTTGTCTTGTCTTCGGGCAACGGAACAGGGTCTGCAAACTGTTGTTCACGATAGTCTTTGAAGGGGCTGTCTGTAATCCTGCTACGGATTGCACTCATCTGTTCGTCAAGGGTAGTTGCCATGCTTATGCTGCCTCGCCTATCTCTGCGTTAAGTTCTTCAAGTGCATCGTCATACATTCCGGGATACATATCTTGTATGCCCTTTAGTCTCTGCTCTAGCGGAACCTCATCATTAGTGAAGTCATCCATGTTAAATCCGGACGGAGTAGTTTCTCTAAAATTTTCTAGCAGACGTTGGTAGATATTTTCGTTGGTTATCTTTGGCGCGGCACCAGCTTGTCCGTCTCCAGTGTCTTCGCTTTTATCCATATCCACACCCACTCGTGCAGCCAATTCGTTCAGTGTAAAGTTGAATGCCTCGTCTCCCTCTGGGTAGTTTTGAATGGCAAATATTGCAGCGGCCTCTGGTCCGCCCTGAGACAACTTGCGTGTGAGGTACTCTTGTTGTTCCATCTGAACCAGTATAGCTTTTAGCACTGCCTCCTCTGTTGCAGGATCAGAGAAGAAATTACCCTGATTGAACGCTTTGAGGAAGTTCAACACGTCTTGGTCAGATATGGTTCTACCGCCTGTACCACCCTGCATAGCACTAGCCATAGCGTAAGCAGCCATGAAACGGTAGTATCCTCGCATAGCTAGTCTAAAGCTTTGTTCGTTACCGCCTTTGGCTGGTTCGGTCACAAGAGTGTTGAATTGTTTTTCTAGTTCAGCTTTGGCTGTTATTTGTTGCTGTCTAAATGTTTCGAAGTCAACCCCACGTCGTGCAGCTTCTTTGCGCTGTTGTTCTACAGACAAATCCAAGAACGATGTAAAGATTTTGTTTTCACCTAAAGCTGAAGCCCGTATGGTGTTGACCAAATTATCAGCTTCTGCAGTGAACGGGGTAGAACCCCTCATTGCATCAGGTATGATACTTTCAAGTAGAGGGGTTAGTATTTGTCCGCCGAAGTGAAGAATACCGTCAACAGTCAAAACAAGTTGACCAGCCACCGCACCAAACGGAATGAGTTCACCGTCTGATGTCCGGTAACTTTGCACACTTCCCTTGAGGAATGTAACTGCATTCTTGAACGCTTGATTACGTGCTTTGTTGTCATTTTGTAGTTCCGCGAAGCTATCCGCTTTCAAGACAGTTTGTAATTTGAATGCTCTTCTTGGTGCGCCTTTACCATTAAATTGATTAGACGTGTTAGTCATAAACATGACCTTATCATCTATATCACCGTAGTCTTCCATAAACTGTCGTAACACTTCAGTTTCCACGTCAGTGTAAGTCGTAGAATCTCTTTTGGCAAAAACGCCTTGAAGGACATCATAGTACAAGCGTCCCGTCCCACCGACTTTTGTATTAAAAAGGTAATCTATGAACCGTACACGCGGTTGATCTTTAGAGCGAACAAGCTTTCCATCTACACGTTCAAAATTAACAACGCCTTCTTGTATGAAGATATCAACATTGTTTTTGTCTACGCCCATACTAAGCAGTCGTTGTCCTAACTGATCAAGAGCACCAGTACCAGAGTAATCAGCCACTCCATCTGTAGACCCATTCAAGTCTTTGCTACTTACACCTGTTGCAAGATGAGCTATATTTCCATCATCTGTTGATTGCTTTGTAACAATAGTGGTTTCATTTTTTGCTATGTTCTCTTGAATTGTTAGGTCCAAATCTTTGTGAGGCATATCAAAGGTAGCTTGTTCTAAAGCTTCAAACATACCGGGAAGATTGCTTAAAGTTTTATACTTGCCACGTAAATACTCTCTGGGGTCTTCTTGAAGCACCAAATCCATTGATTGCACAA